TTAGAAAGAATGCACCAATACTAAATAAAAACTCACATCCAACAGTTAAACCAACTGATTTGATGACATACTTGATAAGATTAGTAACACCTAAAGGAGGGGTAACACTTGATCCTTTTATGGGTTCTGGTTCAACAGGCAAAGCTGCAATAAGAGGTGGGTTTGATTTTATAGGTATTGAAAGAGAAAAAGAATATATTGAAATAGCAAAACAAAGAATTAAACACGAACAAGAAAAACAAAAGCCTGATTCACAAATAAAATTATTTTAATTATGACACAACAAGAATTTAAAGAAACAAAAAAATATCTACTTGATAAATGTCAAGAGATAATGGAAGCAAAACAACCTGAATACACGCAAAAGAATATAGACGTACTAAACAACTTTAAATGTTCTGCAAAGTTTATAGGCATTGAACCTATGGAAGTATGGGCTGTATTCTTTAACAAACACATACAAGCAATACTAACACACGCAGGAGACCCTTATATGCCACAAGCAGAACCAATAGAAAGTAGATATGCAGACGCTATAAACTATTTACTATTAGGATTTAGTATTCTACAAGACAGACCAAAAAAAGATATAATATCTGGTACTGAATAAATTAAGTTAAAAATTACGTTATATATATAGATTGAATAAACAATAATATTTCAATATGGATTCTAAAAATGGAAACAGTCAACTAAACGAAGAAAGAAACAACTTTAACAATAAGGTTTCTAAACTTAATATATTAGGAGATTGCAGGAGTGTTAAATGGAATAAGCAAAGACGCTTTAGAACAATTTAAAAACATATTATGGATAATAGAAAAAACAATGGAGGAGCAAGAGAAGGTGCAGGTAGACCTAAAAAAGCAGACGAACTAAAACTAATTGAAAAACTTGATGCCTTAATAGACAATGACGAAGTAATAAAAACTTTAGGTAAACAAATACTAAAAGGAGATTCAAGGGCTATGAATTTATACTTTGGATATAGATATGGCAAACCTAAAGAATCAGTAGACATATCTTCAAGTGATGGCTTTAATGTAAACTTTAAAGACTTAATTAAGTTTAAGTGATTGAAATAAATAAAAAGTATTCGCCTATAGCAAAATCAGATGGGAGATACTTTATAGTAACTGGAGGACGTGGTTCTGGTAAATCATTTTCTGTAAACCTCTTATTAGTTCTTTTAACTTATGAAGCTGGACATACTATTCTGTTTACTCGTTATACTCTATCTTCTACTTATATTTCTATTATTCCTGAATTTATTGAAAAACTTGAACTGCTTAAAAAGTTTGATGACTTTCATATCACAAAAGATGAAATAAGAAATAAGCGTTCTGGAAGCAAGATAATATTCAAAGGGATAAAAACATCAAGTGGAGACCAGACAGCTAATCTAAAGTCATTACAAGGCGTTACAACCTTTGTATTAGATGAAGCAGAAGAACTAACAAGTGAAGATACATTTGACAAGATAGATTTATCAGTAAGACAACAAGGCAAACAAAATAGAGTAATACTAATCTTAAATCCTACAACTAAAGAACATTGGATATACAAAAGATTCTTTGAGGATAAAGGTGTACAAGAAAGCATAAACACTTCAAAAGATAATGTTACCTATATACATACAACCTATTTAGACAATCTTGAAAACCTTTCAGAAAGTTACATAAACCAAATAGAGAACATAAAGAAACGTAGACCACAAAAGTATAAGACTCAAATACTTGGTTCTTGGCTTAATAAAGCAGAAGGTGTAATATTTACTAACTGGCAAGTAGGAAAATTTAAAAAAACAAGTGTAAGTGTATTTGGTCAGGATTATGGTTTTAGCAATGACCCAAGTACATTAGTAGAAACTAATATAGATACATCTAACAAGGTTATTTATTTAAAGGAATGTTTTTACTTACCTAAACTTACAACAAGCGAAATATCACGCTTAAATATGAAACACGCAGTAGACAATCTAATAGTAGGCGATTCAGCAGAAGTTCGTTTATTATCAGAATTAAAATCAAAAGGGTGTAATGTTGTAGCTTCAATAAAAGGAGCTGGTTCTATTACTTATGGAATATCATTATTACAGGACTATGATTTAATAGTAGACGAACAAATTATTAATTTAATCAAAGAACTTAACAACTACAGTTGGCTTGAAAGAAAATCTAATACACCTATAGATAAACACAACCATTTAATAGATGCCATTAGATATGCAGTAAGCTACCAGCTACAAAATCCTAACAGGGGCAAATACTATATACAATAATGGAATGTAAAAAATGTAAACAGACAATGACTATATATTCAGGCAAAGACAATAAGGACTACTACTACTGTAGCAAGTGCGATATATTAGAGTTTGAATAAATAAGTTATTAAATATTTTGTTAATTAAATAAATAGTTATATATTAGCAGTATGAAACAAAATAAATTAACACTATTACAAAAGCAATATTTAAAAGATTGTGCAATGTTACAAGCTATAGGTAGCCCAGATGATTTATTTGATGGGTTATATTCAACTTATGTAAAATCATTAAAACAAAACAAATAGAACAAATGGCAATAAATAAATTAACATTCGAGGATAACTCAAAACTAATAGACGTAGAATCAACATTAAAAATGTTATTGACTACAGACAACTTAAAGCCCTATCAAAAAGAGTGGGTAGTAACATCTTATAAAAACATCTGTAATTTCAGATATCAATATTCTTAATATGAAAAAAAGACAATATAGAAGTAATCAAGGTAGAAGTCCAGAACAAGAACATAAATCAATGATGATTATTAAAGTATGTTTAATAGTAGCTTGGACTGCAGGTATAATTTCTTTAACACTAAAATTAGTATGAAACATTATTACGAAGTAAACGGACAACGTAGATATTACATTGCAAAGAAAATATCTCCAAAAGAAAACAAAGAATCATTTTTAAAGATAGCAGGTTATGCAGCTATAGGCTGGGCTATATTTTATGTGTGTATGTTTTTTTTCTTACATTTGTTAGAAATGGCAGTATGAGAAACAAGATGCAGAACTTACAGGATTTAGAATATACCAGTAACGCTATAATACTTGGCGAACTAATTAACAAGTGGGTAAAAGCTAAACCAAACAACAAAGAGCTATTACAATTCCAACAACTATTTATAGACAACTCTATTTATGTTGCAGGATTACAAAACGATTTAACAGCTTGTAAAATGGCTAATAGCGATTACAGGGAACAAAAGAATGAAGCCTTGTATGAATTAGATTTAATTAGAGAAGATTTAAAAGAATACGATATATGAATTATTATACAGAAACACCATTTGATATGCCACAATATAAATGTATTGAATGTGAAAGACCAATTTATGAAAAAGGTTATTGCAGTAAAGAGTGTGAATATGTAGATTGAAATTTAGTTTGTTTTGTTTTGAAAAAGGGTGTTAGAAATAGCACCTTTTTTTTTATACTAAAATCGTACTTTAATTACGTTATATAAGTATGAAAGCTAATATTAACGTGCCAACTGAACTTAATGAGATTACATTAAAGCAATATCAAAAGTTCTTAAAAGTGCAAAACAGTAGCAAAGACAATAACCTCATACAATCAAAAATGATTGAGATATTTTGTAAAATAAAAACACAAGATGTTCTTAACATTAAACTATCAGACGCAGACCGTATAGCAAATTTAATATCTAATATGTTTGAAGAAAAACCAGACTTGGTTAAAAGTTTCTATTTAGGTGGTGTTGAATATGGGTTTGTTCCTGATTTAGATGAAATTACATTAGGAGAATACATTGACCTTGATACTTATATGGGAGACTGGGATAATATTCATACAGCAATGAATGTACTATACAGACCTATCAAACAAAAGTTAGGCGATAAATACCTTATAGAAGATTACAATGTAGAAACAAAAGACCTCCTACTACAGATGCCAATGGATGCTGTATTTGGTTCTATTATTTTTTTTTATCATTTAGGGATAGACTTATCGAAAACTATGATGAATTATTTGGAGAACAAGGAGGAGAAACAACTTCTTCAAGAGCTGGGTTTTCAAAAAAGTGGGGATGGTATTCGAGCCTTTACGGACTCGCTGCAGGAGATATTACACGATTTGAAAATATCACTAAATTAGGTATGCACCAATGTTTAATGATGTTAGCATTTATGAAAGACAAAAACGAATTAGAATCGAAACAAATAAAAAGTAAATTTAAATGAGTCAACAAGGAATAAGAGGGTTTTACCAATTAACTGAAACTATAAAAGCACAACTACTTGCAGACGTAAACTGCAATACAGTAACAACAGGAGATATATATGACGTTAATTTAAACAAGCAAGACATATTTCCCCTTGCTCATATTATAGTAAACAACGTAACACAAGAAGAACAAACGCTTAATTTTAATATAAGCATCTTGGCAATGGATATAGTAGACCAATCTAAACAACCTACTACAGATAGGTTTACTGGAAACAACAACGAACAAGATATTCTAAATACACAACTCGCAGTATTAAATAAAGCAATACAAGTTTTAAGAATGGGAACATTACACCAAGATATGTATCAGCTTGACAGTCCTGTAAATTGTGAACCATTTTACGACAGGTTTGAAAACCAATTAGCAGGATGGACTGCAAC